CGCAGTATTATCACCACCAGTTGTTATTGCGCCACCAGCATTATCACCTACTAAAGTATTGTCTGATCCTGTCGTTACCGCATCACCAGCAGCATATCCAACGGCTGTATTGTCTGTACCAGAACTATTCGCAGTTAAAGCTAGTGTTCCCACCGCAGTGTTATCAGAAGCTGTGGTTGCTACCAGTAAAGCTCCAGAGCCTACTGCTACGTTGTTTGAGCCAGTAGTTAAAGCACCAGCAGCATTATCGCCAACTGCGGTATTATCTGCACCAGTCGTTACTGCATCAAGTGAGGCTTCACCTACTGCTACGTTATCTGTTCCTGTCGTTAAAGCTGTACCTAATGAGCCAGAGCCTAGTCCTACGTTACCTGTACCACCTGTTAGGTCTAGTACATCAGTAACTGCTGCGCCTGAACCAGCACCATCGCAAACAATCATCTTAATTCCGCCATTTGGTATTACGACATTTGCGCCTGTGCCTTGAGAAATGGTTACTGTGTCCCCAGCACTATTTTGTATAACCCAACATTTATTAACTGTGTTAGGTGCTAATGTAACAGTACAAGCCTGAGATAAAGAACCTGTAAGAGTAAGTGCCATTGCTCTAGCTGCATCACTTGCGCCATCTGCCATTGTAATTGTTGCTGTAGAAGCATCTGAAAGAGCTTCGCTCCCACTACCAAACGCTTCTGCAATAAGTTCTAAGTTGGTATTTGTTGTCGTGCCCCACGTTCCACTACCATCTCCAGTAGCCATTTCGTTGAGTCTTAAATCATTTACATATGTACTTGCCATTTTTTATTCTCCAGAAATACATTTATGCTATATTATTTGTTATCATTCGTAAAGGCATCATGCAGCAATATCTTCCCAATTAGGAGATTGACTGTCATCTATTTCACTCCAATTAGGAGTCTGTGAGTCAGAAACAGCGGACCAGCTTGTTGTTACTCCGGGGTCAATTTTACCCCATACTGTTACCCCACTTAGCGCAGATGTTCCATAAACACCTGTAAGAGAAATATTTGATACACCAGCTACTGTTAATGATCCTAATCCTGATGTACTGGTATCTTGCGTAACTGATATAACATTATTAGTGACTAAACTTAAACTTCCTAGAGCAGAAGTACCAACAACTGTGGTAGGGTAGACATTAGCTCCTGCAGTTACAGTTTCATCACCCTGAGCTATAGTTGAAGCCGTACCACTTACACTTGTTATTGCGACACCATTAGCAACAACTGTGCCAACAGCTCCAGTTCCTGCTAATCCAGTTTCAGCTACATTAGCTGCACCGCTAGGAGTGACACTTGAAATTGCACTGGTTCCCGCAACTCCTGTCTCAGCTACATTAGCTGTACCAGTTATAGTGAGTGAACTTATTGCACCAGTAGCCGCAAATCCAGTTTCAGCTACATTAGCATCACAAGTTACTGTTTCAGTACCTAACGCTGTTGTTCCAGCAAGACCTGTAAGTGTTACTGCGCTAGGCTCATTCCAAGTTCCAGAGCCCCACGTATTGCGCCCCCAACCAGATACATAAGCCATTGGTTAATTCCTGTTAGGCTATTCTGATTACAGCGTTACTCGCATCGGCAGTCGGGAAAGAAATTGTAAATGATCCCGCGGTAGATGTTTTATCTCCACCAAAATCAAAAACTGCAACTGCTGGGTCACCAGAAGCTGAGTCGTTGAATATCATACATCCACGAGCCGTTACTGTTGCTGTTCCAAACGTAAGATCTGCAAAATCTGTATAAGCTGTTGTGCCTGAAGTTGTAGGATCAACTCGCGTAAGACTTGCGCCTTTCGCAGTATAGTTTGTTCCACTTACTTCTTGAGAAGTAGAGTAGGCTGTTGTTGCGGCAGACATTGTTGCTGACGAAGTGTAAAGTGCCAAGTTGAATGTGTTACCGCCCGAGTTTTTAAAATTATGTACACCTTCTAAAAGTTCTTTTTTAAAACTGGTGCACATAGCTTGAGTTATTGCCATTATAGTCTCCTAATAATCTTTGCTAAGTCATTATGACCTTGCTTTTCTAATTTATTACATATCGTACACATATGATTTTTAACTGCTTCTTGCATATAATACATAATAATTTGCTTGCACGCATCTTTAAATGCGTGTGCTTGTGCCCTTATGGGTGCAGGAGCTGTATCACTGATAGAAACTATTTTATTTGTCGCCATATTAGCAACTTCTTCTACTGAGTGTCCCCTGTGGTTGGTTGTTGTAACACCTAAATTACCAACTGTTAAATCTGATTCTAGTGAAAACATTAAAATTCCTTTGGTTCTACGGGAGATAAGTCTTTTCTTCCTATCATCCCCACTGGTTTTGGATTTTCTTCTTTTGTTACTTCAGACCATTTACATACTTTAATTGATCCATCGTGGTCTTGATAAGTAATTTTAGGATCATCTAGTCTGTGATAACCATAAAGTTTATCTCGAATATTTACATCTGTGTCTATTAAAGAAGAACGAGGCGCAACAGCAACTTTTGTTCCTGCATCAATGCATTTTGAAATCCAAAATTCGACACAACCTCTACCTGCTTCTGCAAAATGCATATTTGTTTTATAAGTGAAATCTACTCCAAATATAGATAATTTACCTACTTTAGACCACAAAGCATAAGCTATTGCATAAGCTATTGTGTTATTAAAATAAGAACATCCTAAATCTGAAACTATTTTTTCTAAAGGATATTCTACAGCAGAAGAAACTCTATTATCTAATTCACAGGTATAAATAGGGTAAGTAGCTAAAGGAAGCGTAGTTCTCATCATCTCTGTCATACTTCCTGCGTCTTTAGTATCTAGAAATCTACTCATAGGATCAAGAATAAAAGCTCTATCAATATTAGGTAAAACTCCTATCATTGCATTCACCGCCCAAATTTCATCAAACCGGATACTGTGAGTTTGTGATAAATGAAAATCTATTTGACTTTGCCCCATAGCGACAATAGCTATGTCTTTACCTTTTAAAGAAGAAGAAGATTTTTCATTCATTGAGACCCCGTTCCTCTGACATTATCATATCTGTACTCGTCTCTATTACCTAATTGTTCAAACATACCGCTTAAAGCATTAACAGCGTTAATGAATCTTTCCTCAAACGTTTGAATCTCTGGAGGGGTTAATTTTAAAAAATTAGCCGCTTCTACTAAACTTCCGTATAACAATGCATCGGAAGCATTTGTACCTAACCAACTTGTTCCATCGGAAGAAGCAGTAATAGATTCAGGTCTGTACACATAATGTAACTCAAAAGTAAATCCAGTATTTGGAGTGGGAGCTATAAGAAAAGTATTATTGTCAAATATCGAATAATACTTAGGTTCTCCTGTTGTTGCTGCCGCCGGAGTATAATCTCGTATAAAAGAAACGTGTTTTAATAAGAGATAATTATAATTACTGTCTCCATCTATAACAGCTAAACTCAAAGGAGTTAAAAAATCAGAAGGTGCTGCTAGATAAGTATTTCCTGAAGTACCTGACCCTGTTACATTCTTACGAAAAACAGGTATTTGTATGTTTTTAAGAATACGTTCTTCAGCTTCCTTAATAAACACACTAAGGTTATTAGTAAAAGTTGTTTCAGAACTTTCAACGTAATCCTGAATTGCGCTTTTTAATGTTGTATATGTCCATGCCATTAGCTTGTACTCACTGTTATATTACCGAGTCCACTGGTAGCAGTCTCTCCTTCGAACTTACTACCAATAGGATCATCTGTGAACGTCATTGAACTACTTCCTGTAGAATCAATCACTGCAGAAGAAGGATTTGTAGTGGTTACTCTACCTAATTGTGATCTAGGTAAACTAACTTCAGGTCTGGGTTCAAATAATGCTTCCGCGTCTCTAGGTACAACCGGAGTAAGTTGTGGTTGTTTAGGTTCGTAACATTCTTGACAAACTTTTAACCCATTCCATTCTTTTTTCATCTCTAGGTATTCACATTGCCATCCACAACGGTCGCAAATTCCTAAAGCGTGTTTTCCGGTTGCATACGCCATTATGAAGTAATTCTCGGTACTAATTGTAAAACTGCTCTATCCGTATCTTCACTTGAAGCTCTATTAAATAATTCTTCATATTCCATCTTTAATATTTGAGCTTTTTCTGGATTTTTCTTTAAAGCTATTTGATAAGCTAGTCCGGTTGTCATAGAAGGAATAAAACGGCTAGGAACTTCTTGATCTTGAGCGGAAGCTGTAACATCATCTATTCTTTGCATTCTATAACTAACAAACTTATAGGTTGTTATAGAATCTGGTGTAGGGTAAAGATAAAGAACAGGTGTTTCTTGTCTATCTATAAAGAATTGAGAAGGTCTACCTGTTGTCGTTTTATCTGGTAAGTTAAGATATTCTAGACGACTAATTCTATTAAGAGAAATATCCGAATAAGATGTACTACCTGTACTGTCATAAACTCTAATAACGGCTTCTAAAACATCTAAGTCATAGGAGTTTAGCGTATAAGATGCAGTACCAGAAGTTATATCTAGGATAACTTGAGCAACTGTCCAAAGATTTACACCTCTGTTAGACCAATCTGCAAACATTATGTTCAAAGATCTTCTAGCAGTTGCTGCATCGTATCCTGTTCTTAACTCTAATCCTGCAAGTTCATACGCTTCCTCGATAACTTCTCCAGTATCAATACTGAAAGTTTTTGTACCCGAAGTAGCCATGATTAATAACTTTTTCTAAATTCAGCTATTATGGTATAGTGATCGTGATTTGTATGTCCATGAGTTGTCAAATCTAAATCACCAGTTATACCACTACCTGCATTATTAGGAATACCGCCCCATTCTCTAAAATCCATATAACCTGAAACTACTCCTGCGGCTGCACTGCCTCCTAAGACAGCACAAACAACATTAGACGTTGCATCCCATTCAAGAGTTACTCGTATACCACCTATGTCATACCATAATTGTGTTAAAGTTACTCTTGTACAGGTTTCTCCTTCGTTATTAGTGTTTAGTCCTGAAACATCTACCTTATTAACAGAAGATTCCCCACTGCCGTCAGAGATATTAGTAAATTTATAAACTAGCTTCTTATCAGTATCTACAATTTTTTGACTTGTAACTGCGTCTGCCATAGTTTACTCCTTAAGCTATTTGAACGTATTCAATAATAAACGTAAACGAACCAGCAGTTGTAGCATCTACTGTGTTAGTAATGTTGCAGTAAATAGTTCTTTCAGTGTCTGTGTATTGAACAGAAGCTGGAGCTGTCGTGCCGTCTTGAGTTTGTAAAACCAAACTGGTCACAGTTACATTATGCGCAACAACAGTTGTACCACCATCAAGTATTTCATCAGTCTGAGCTGCAACAATTTGTGCACCTGAACTACTTGTTCCTACTTCATAACCAATATCACCTGTTCCTATTACTGGAGCAGTATCACAAAATATTTTTATATCAGTGATAATTGTGTTTGCTGGTTGCGTAAATTCACCTATAGTTGGAGAATCTCCTGCTGTAGTGTTTACTGTTACACCAGTTGCAAAACCAACGTGTTTCACATATTTGTTAGTAACAATACCTGTTGAGGCAATAACTGCTGTATCAGTAAAAGCTCCGGTACTACTGTTTTTAGATACGACTTTAAAGCCGTTTTCGGACCGAACTGGTCCATTAAAAGTTGAATTTGCCATATTACTTTCCTCGAAAGAAAAACTTTATCGTCTTGGCTTGTCTGCTAGGGCAGTCGATAAGTTAAATTAATTTACCCCTAGAATTGAAATCATTCTATAACATAGAGATATAAATGAAAAGAAAAAAGAAAAAGGGAGCCGAAGCTCCCTTTAAATCAGTAGTTGAGTTATAAACCCTACTGTGGTTCTTTATGCTCCGGGACTTCCGAACATCCCTCTCCAGTCGCTCCAACCAAAACTGTAACGCTCACGCGCTTTGTATCTAACATTTCCAGTTTCAAAATCACCTTCCATGTTTGTTGA